AAGTATGCCAGTAAACGTGCGGGGATCGGATTGGAAATCGGTCGACTACGCCCATTGGGCTCCCCAATTCGCGGTGGCGAAATCATGCATACTGGTATGATACCATTCTTAAAGAAATGGTTCGGAGATTTACGCTCATGCAGTCAAGGAGGTATTCGTAATGCAAGTGCTACAGTATTTTATCCCATTTGGCATCATCAGTTTGATGATCTTATTGTTCTTAAGAACAACCAAGGCACAGAGGAAACAAGAGTTAGACACATGGACTACGGAGTTGTCCTTAGCAAGTTCTTTTGGCGCCGCTTCAAGAACAAAGAAAACATTACCTTCTTTGATCCGAATGAAGTACCCGACTTATATGAAGCCTTTTATCGTAATACAGAGAAATTTGAAGAACTGTATGTAAAATATGAAAAGCGTACAGACTTACGTAAGAAAGTTATGAACGCAGAGGATGTATTCAAAGGTGGCATTCTAAAAGAGCGTACAGACACAGGACGTATCTATCTTGTGTTTATCGACAATGTGCAAAATCAAGGCCCATTTGATCCTGAGTATCATACTATCTATCAAAGTAACTTGTGTTGTGAAATCCTATTGCCTACAAAATCTTTCAAACGTCTGGATGACATCGAAGGTCGCATAGCGTTATGTACGTTAGGATCAATCAACTGGGGAGCTTTCCGTAATCCAGAAGACATGCGTCGGGCTTGTCGTATTTTACAACGTAGCCTATGCAACATTCTAGATTATCAAGACTTCTTATCTATACAAAGTAAACTAAGTAATGATGAAATACAGCCATTAGGCATTGGTGTTACTAACCTGGCCTACTGGCATGCAAAGCGTGGTCTTAAGTATGGCGATAAAGATGCCTTACAAGATGTTAAATCCTGGATGGAACATCAAGCCTTCTACTTGACAGAAGCTACAGTAGAATTGGCGAAAGAACGCGGATCGTGTACACATAGTGATAAGACACGATATGGTCAAGGCATATTCCCTTGGGAATTACGAGCAGAGGGTGTTAATGAGTTAGCAAACTTTGCCCCAGAACTTGACTGGGAAACACTACGTACTAATATGAAGCAGTACGGAGTACGCAATGCAACCTTAATGGCTATTGCACCAGTTGAAAGCAGTAGTGTTGTTATAAACAGCACTAATGGAATTGAGTTACCCATGAGTTTGATCAGCGTTAAGGAAAGTAAAGCAGGATCATTTATTCAAGTTGTTCCTGAATATCATAAACTTAAAAACAAATATCAACTCATGTGGGATCAAAAGGATTGCGATGGATATCTTAAAACAGCCGCAATACTTGCCGCCTATGTTGACCAGAGTATAAGTACTAACACATTTTACAATCCAGCACATTGGGCAGATCGTAAAGTGCCAACTACATTGATTATTAAAAATCTAATGCAGGCACATATTTGGGGGTTGAAGACATTCTACTACAGTTTAATTAACAAAGCTGGTAGTAAGGCTGTTGAAGATATACAACCGTTAGAAGTAATAGACTTTGATAACGAAGAAGATTGCGAGGCTTGTAAACTATAATGCATCTAAATCCAGTATTTTCGATACCTCTTTGGTCGGACATTTTATACGAAATATCTGATCAAAACTTATCCGATGCAGAAACTTATTTGCATCAATTGAATCGTCAAGATAATTTTGGAAGAAATATTTCCAATCGAGGAAAATCTTTTCAAAGTAAGACTAAGTTCACAGAAGATTTTGTCGACACACCTTTAGAAAATATTTTAGAAATTATTCTTACACGTTTACAAAATTGCATGGCAGACTTAGATTCTCCAAAAGAATTAGAATTCGAATCATTATGGTTTAATATTAATTCCGAATCTGGTTACAATGTTGTCCATACTCATAGCGGAATTTTATCCGGCACATTTTATATTAGTATACCCGAACCTGCGGCACCATTGAAAATTACTAGAGAATTTGATATGATAAATCATTTTTGGGGATCTATCGAAAGTCGTCATCGTACACCGATAACTTCTACGGTTGCTACTCTAGTACCAGAACCTAAATTGTTAGTAGCCTTTCCTAGTTTTATGCCTCACGGTGTAGAACAGAATATGGCAAAAGAAGATAGAATAAGTCTATCATTTAACACAAGAATAAAACGAACATGAGCCAAGCACAATATAATTTAAACACAAAGACAGACTATCTCAATCGAAAGATGTTCTTGGATCCTGCAGGTCCAGTGACCATTCAAAGATTTGAGGAAGTAAAATATAAAAAGATTGCAGACTTTGATGCAACAGCACGTGGATTCTTTTGGCAACCAGAAGAAATTAGTTTGAGTAAAGATGCTAATGACTTTAAAGATGCCAGCGAAGCTATCAAACACATCTTTACAAGCAATCTATTACGACAGACTGCGTTAGATAGTTTACAAGGACGCGGCCCAACACAAGTGTTTACACCAGTATGCAGTATTCCTGAGCTAGAAGCATTAATGTATAATTGGGGATTTTTTGAAACAAACATTCATAGCAAAAGCTATAGTCATATAATCCGTAACATTTATAATGTGCCTAAGGATATATTCAACACTATTCACGACACACAAGAAATTGTTAGTATGGCATCAAGTGTTGGCAAATATTATGATGCACTTCATCTTATCAATTGCCGTAAAGAAGCCGGAGAAAAGATCAATGAACAAACACATATTAAAGCTATTTGGATGGCTCTTAATGCTAGTTACGCCCTCGAAGCCTTTCGCTTCATGGTATCATTTGCAACTTCTCTTGCAATGGTAGAGAATAAGATTTTTATTGGTAATGGCAACATTATCAGTTTGATTCTACAGGATGAACTACTACACAAAGGTTGGACTGCTTATATTATCAATCAAGTAGTCAAAGAAGATCCACGTTTTGTAGAAGCCAAAGAAGAATGTGAGCAGGAAGTTTATCAAATGTACATGGATGTTATCCGTGAAGAAAAAGATTGGGCAGTCTATTTGTTTAAGAAAGGTCCGGTAATCGGCCTTAATGCAAATATTCTAATTGATTTTGTCGATTATACCGCGGTCAGTGCTTTAAAGGATATCGGTATTAAGTATCAACAGACTGCTCCAAAATCAACTCCGATTCCTTGGTTCAATAAACATTCAGATACAAGTAAAAAACAAACTGCACTACAAGAAAACGAATCGACTAATTATGTAATTGGTATTATGGGAGAAGGTATTGACTACGATGCCTTGCCTGCGCTATAATAACACAAAGGAAATATTATGACAGCTATTGTATGGAGTAAAAATCAATGTCCTTATTGCGATCAAGCAAAGGCATTGTTAAAAATGAAAGGTATTGAATTCGAAGAACGCAATATTAATAAAGATTACACACGTGAACAATTACTGGAAGCAGTACCCAATGCCAGAACTGTGCCGCAGATATTTTTAGACGATAAATTAATAGGCGGGTTTACAGAACTCAAAAAACATTTCGAAGGATAAACATGTTAATCAATAAAGGTATTGCAGAAGGCGAAATCGTAACAATCAAAACCACAGCAGGTGAAGAAATTGTCGCCAAGCTAGTGTCGGATGGCCCATTAGGTGTTACTGTTAAGAAACCACTTTGCTTAACGGCAACTAAGGATGGAGTAGGCCTTGTTCCATTTTTGTTTACTACAAGTTCGGATATCGATATTACTATTAATAAGAATAGTATTATGGTATTGGCTCCAACTATGAAAGATGCGGCTGACACATATATCCAGCAGACTACCGGCATTAAATTGGCAACAGCATAATGGGATCTGTTTCATTAGCAGGCGATACAAATGCACATGGCGGCGCACCTTTTGATAAAGGGCTGTCGACTAATGTATTGATCAACGGCAAAGGAGTAGTTCTTGTCGGCCAAACCGGCAGTAATGAAAATGATGATCTTTATAATAGAAATCCTCGTGGCCACTCACAAGGTATTGCGGCTAACCAAACAGCGGCCGCCGGTAGCGGAACTGTTTTCATAAACGGTAAATCCGTACATAGAGTAGGCGATGCAAGAATCGACGGAACAACCGCAGGCCCTGGATCGGGCGATACCAATTGCGGTTGACAAACATTTTTTAGTGTGTTAAACTAGATATAAGTACTCTGTACTTGCCTAAAGGAGAATTAAATGGCTACAAATAAATTTGCAGAATTCACTGCAATCATCGAAGCAATGGAATCAGATTTTGAAAAGTTTTACGATAAAGAAGTAGGTGCCGCAGGCACTCGCGTTCGTAAGCATTGTCAAGATTTGGCTAAATTGTGCAAAGAAACACGTAACGATGTTACGGCAGTCAAAAACGCACGTAAAGAGTCAAAATAAGTCAACTAAATATTAGTCTAAGGCGTTATTATATTATACGCTAAGGAGTATATTATGAAAAAGATAGTTTTTGCTTTATCATTATTGGCATTAGTCGGATCAGCAAGTGCCCATGAAGGTTTTTATCATCGTGGTGGTTGTTGCTATCGTGGCGGCTACGGCTTAGGGTGGGTTGCACCGGCAGTAGTAGGTGGAGTAATTGGATACGAATTAAGTCGTCCAAATACAGTGGTTGTTGAACAGCCTCCAGTTGTTTATACACAGCCTTCAGTTGTTTATACACAACCAACTGTTCAAGCACCTCCAGCAGGTATGCATTGGCAAGAAATGATTGACCCCACATCCGGTGTACATAAAATTGTAGCGGTGCCAAACTAATATGGCATATAGCGACAAAGTAATCGATCATTACGAGAACCCACGTAATGTAGGATCTTTTGATAAGAATGATCCTACAGTGGGTACTGGTATGGTCGGTGCACCTGCTTGCGGTGATGTCATGAAACTACAAATAAAGGTAGATGAAGATGGTATTATTAGAGATGCTCGTTTCAAGACATACGGATGTGGAAGTGCAATCGCCAGTTCTAGCTTGGTCACAGAATGGCTCAAAGGAAAAACGTTGGACGAGGCGGGAAGTATTAAAAACAGCGACATCGCCGAAGAGTTGGCTCTTCCACCTGTTAAAATTCACTGCTCAATCCTCGCAGAAGACGCAGTAAAGGCCGCAATCAATGATTACCGTAACCGACAAAGCTAAGGCTAAGATTAAAGAAAATCTTACCAAACGCGGCAAGGGCGTCGGTATTCGTATAGGTGTAAGAACTACAGGTTGTAGTGGATTAGCGTATGTGTTAGAGTATGTGGACCAGTACGAAGGAACAGAAGGCATAATCAATTATGCTCAAAATGATTTCTGTGTGCTAGTTAGTTTGAAAGATGAACCATACTTAACAGGGCTAACAATGGATTGGGTCCGCAATGGACTCAACGAAGGATTTGATTTTCAAAATCCAAACGAGCGTGACCGTTGTGGTTGCGGAGAAAGTTTTCGAGTATAAACTCCGTTGACATAATTTGAACAAACTAGTATAATACTAGTATTGTTATAACTTTTGGAGTTAAAATTGACACCAGATCAGCAAGATTTTTGGAATTGTTTAAAATTTGATGCACAATACTTTGCTCATAGTTGCGGCAAAGATATGAAGGGAAAGTCAGAAAACAAAGTGAATAAAGAAGCTCAAAATTATCTTGATTTGGCCATGGGGCATTTGTCAGTAGAAGATCTAACTGGGGTAGTTAAAACCTGGCTTAGTTATTATCATTTACCATTGGATCCTAACAAGTTAGGTGAGCCATATGATAAATTTCACAAAAAGTACGGTGCTTGGATTGCCAACAATGCTAAAAATATTACAATGATTGGATGTTACTAATGAGTATGCATCTATTACCGCCCATGTATTCAACTACAGGCAAAAAGAAAGGCAAAAAGAAATTCGCTTCAGCAGAACACGCAAGGAAAGCTAGAGAATTGGACGAGTCATGGAAGGAACTTCAGAAAAAATGGGGTATCGAAGCAGAAGAAAAGAAACGCAGTCGTGCGTTATCTGCTCCTAATTTGAATACAGCATACAAATTAACTATTCCAGAAGGTCGTAATACAACAGCGCACATCAAAAGTTTGGGTACAAATTCGGGTGTTGCAACATTATCACCAGCTAAGGTTTATACTGGTGATAAGGTAAAGGGCATTGCAACCATGCATAAAAGCAACGCAGTGCCGGTTTTTAGTGATGAACAAGCAGTTGACATTTCTCGTATGAGGCGTTAGACTGTGTATAAGTATAAACATAGTACTTTTCCTCTAGAAACAGAGGATAACTATATATTGTCCCCAAAAGGTTTTGGGGCAACGGCTATTAACTTTAGGAGAAATAGATACAGCCAAACATTAACCAATGACGGTAGTAGCGATACCTCATCCAGCGTAAAGGAGACAAAAATGATACGCATTATCAAAATAGGAATCAATATACTAGTGGCAATGTCAATAGTATTTGTAGCACAATTAGCAGTTTCAAAGAAATTTGAACATCTCAAACAAGCTCGAGAAACAGCGAGTCCGATTACAGCACAAATGAGACAAGCACAATTAGATTGTCTAGCTCGTAATATATACCATGAAGCAGGCAGTGAGCCGTTTGAAGGCAAAGTAGCTGTCGCACAAGTTACAATCAACCGTGCAGAAAGTAGCCAATTTCCCGGCGATATCTGTAAGGTAGTATATCAAAAGAATATAGTATACGAAAAAGTTTTTTGCCAATTTAGTTGGTATTGTGAAAATCCAGGTGCCAGCTTAAAACCAATGAATGGCCCAGTTTACACAGAATCAATGGAAGTGGCCAAAAAAGTATTACTGGAAGGTTTTAGACTTCCAGATTTGAAAAATGCTTTATATTTTCACGGTGACTATGTACAGCCCGGCTGGAACAAAAAACCCGTAGCCAAGATTGGCCATCACATATTCTATAATTAAGGATTAACATGAACACACAAGCATTTGTAGCAACTTTTAAATCAAAAATTCATGATTTGTTTGATTTAGATTTATGGGTCAAGAACATCAAAGAACATGCTCCGCACGTAAGCGCAGAAACTATGGGTTGGGTAGCAGTAATATTATTGCATCTAGCTACCGTCCCTACTTTACTAGCAGTTTTGACAGGATTAACCGAAAAAATGCCTCCTGTAGACTTAGTACTTTTTAGTTGGGCAGGATTGTTTTGCTTTTTTATCAAGGCCGCAATTCAAAAAGATTTTTTGAATATTGTAACCATTGGTTTTGGCTTTTTCTGCCAAGCGGCTATGCTTGCTTTAATTGTGTTTAAGTAATTCTGTGGCTAAATATAACTAATAAACTAGGAGTAGGCAATTATGGCCGGATCAGGATACCAACAAGACAGTAATCAAATAACACCAGGGTTGTACCGCGTGGTGTTAACTATGACAAATACAACATATTACCCAAATGCGTCAGGAACAGTTGCGCAAAACGGTAGTGTAAACCCATACGATTGGAGTAACTCAGCATACACCAATGCTACTACAATGACAGCCGCTCAAGCTACATACCTAGCACAAGGAAATGTACGTTGGAATAACATTCTAAACGGATTGGACAATGTAGCCGACTGCCGCATTTTGAACGTGGTCGTAGGTGGTAACACAAACGGTACAGATGCTACCACTCAGCCAACCAGTGTTGCTTTCACTGTAGAATTCTTCAGAGATGAATTTGTATTAGGTGAGTGGAACAATTATTTAAAATCAATTGGACAATCAACAAGTGGTACATACACTAATGCAGACGGACTAGCTGGTAATACAGCCTATGTTGGCATTGGCGGAACAGCAGTTACTACTATTCCGTTAGCAATACAAGACATTGTTACTAACGCAATTATGCAGTCTACTAGCCGTACATACAGAACATTTAATCCACCAACAAGTGGCGACAGTCAACAAAAGATTTCTGTCGTTGCTCCAAGTGCTACAGCATCAAATATTTTTGGTACTGTAGGTGTCACACAAGTATCGGGCACAACATTGTCTGGAACTCCTGTTTAATCTAATTTAGAAAACGCTACTGGATGATATTAGCTTACTTACTCCTTTTAACTGGTCTAACAATTTCAGCAGTGGCGATTTACTATAGTGTAGTAGGTCTCACCGCAATATTCTCTGCGGCAGTAATTCCAATTATAATTATGGGGTCGGCTTTAGAAGTCGGCAAACTTGTCTGCGCCTCTTGGCTAAAAGCCAACTGGGAACGTGCTCCACGTTTCATGAGATACTATATGACCATTGCGGTTGTAGTACTAATGCTCATTACCTCAATGGGTATTTTTGGATTCCTTTCGAAAGCACATAATGACCAAAACCTTGTATCGGGCGACGTTCAAAGCAAAATCGCTATTTTTGATGAAAAGATCAAAACTGCCAAAGAAAATATCGAAGCCGACCGTAAACAACTTAAACAGATGGATGAGGCAGTGGACCAGATCATGGGTCGTTCGTCGGATGAAAAAGGTGCCGACAAAGCCAACGCTGTACGTAAGAGTCAGCAGAAGGACAGGGTTTCGCTTGCCAAAGACATTGAATCCCAACAGAAACTTATTGCTAGTCTTAACGACGAAGCGGCTCCAATACGTGCAGAAGTACGCAAGGTCGATGCCGAAGTTGGCCCTATTAAGTATATCGCTGCCTTTATCTATGG